GGCCTTGGATTCAAGTACGTGACCAAGATAATGCAACTCAACTTTATATCCCACCAACAGGTGAGGTTGTTAAGAACATTGCATTGACTGATAACGTTTCATATCCTTGGTTCGCAGTGGCAGGTTATTCAAGAGGACTTGTAAATTCAATCAAAGCGTATAAGAAGTTAACTCTTGATGAAAGAGATGACCTTTATAAGAGTAGAATTAACCCAATCGCCACTTTCTCAGATACTGGTACTATAATTTGGGGTAATAAAACCCTTCAAGTTAGAGAATCTGCACTTGATAGAATCAACGTAAGAAGATTGTTGTTGAGAGCAAGAAAACTAATATCTGCAGTTGCGGTAAGATTGTTATTCGAACAAAATGACGAACAGGTTAGAAATGAATTCCTTAGATTGGTTAATCCAATATTGGAATCAATTAAGAAAGAAAGAGGTTTATATGATTTCCGTGTGACCGTTTCCAATGATCCAGAAGATTTGGATTCTAATACATTAAGAGGTAAAATCTATGTAAAACCTACTAGAGCGCTTGAATTTATTGATGTTGAATTCATCATCACCCCAACAGGTGCTTCTTTTGAGAATATCTAATTCTGAAAGAAAAAAAGAAAGGGTCTCATTTGGGACCCTTTTTTTATTTATGTTATGTTCCACGCGGAACCATTTTTTATAAAAATTATACTTTAATATTTCACCCAGTATACTGGAATTATAATACTGGTATTTATTAAAATATTATAAATGCTTTTAAAATATTAAAAAGTTATTCTGGAACTGGTTATACTGGGTAATAGTAAAAAATACGAAAAATTATTGACATTATCAATAGGTAACACATAAAAAAATTATTTCAAATAACTAGATATTTATAAGAAAGAAAATAAACTAAAAACACAACAAATACAAAATGGCGGATTTATTAATGAAAATGCCGGTTCCATACGAACCAAAGAGAGTAAACCGATTTATAGTAAGATTCCCATCTTCACTAGGTATAAATGAATGGTATGTTACATCAGCTAAAAGGCCATCAGCAAAAATCAATGCGGTTGCCATACCGTTTTTAAATACTGAAACTTATGTGGCAGGAAGATTTACTTGGGATACGATTCAGGTAACATTTAAAGACCCAATTGGACCTTCTGCGTCACAGGCGTTAATGGAATGGTTCCGTTTACATGCGGAGTCTGTGACAGGTCGTATGGGATATGCTGCGGGATATAAGAAAAATGTGGATTTAGAAATGTTAGACCCAACTGGTGTTGTTGTTGAAAAGTGGATTCTGGAAGGTTGTTTCATACAAGACTTAAACTTTGGTGATTTGGATTATTCCAGAGATGAGTTGGTTAACATTCAATGTACATTGAGAATGGATAGATGTATTCAAGTTTACTAATATACTAAAACCAATAACAGAAGAACCGATATTCGAAAGAGTGTCGGTTTTTTTATTCTTTACTTTTCAATAATTATTATTTAAAATTATATTATGGAAGATTTAAGAATTGACCCTAGTATTGCATATGATGTTGTTGAATTACCAAGTAGAGGTATTCATTATCCAAACAACAAAAAATCATTAAGAGTTGCGTATTTAACCGCATCCGATGAGAATATATTAGCAGCACCTAATTTGATATCAACAAATTCAGTTGTTGGTGAACTATTGAAAAGAAAAATATTAGATAAAGATATTGATATTGACGATTTAGTCGAAGAAGATAGACAATCAGTATTGATTTTTTTAAGGAATACATCTTTTGGAAGTGAATATCAAGTAACTTTAACTGATCCAAAAACAGATATTCCTTTTGACGTTACTGTTGATTTAGGTGATGTTAATTTTAAAAAATTTGATTTAGTTGCAGATTCAAATGGAGAGTATCCATTTTTTTTAAAGAAATCAAATGTTGACATAACTTTTAAATTTTTAACTCAAAAACAAGAAAAAGAAATTAAAGAAATACAGAAAAGTTGGAATGGTGTTGGATATGCACCAATAGTAACAAAACAGATTGAAATGATGATTAAATCTGTAAAGGGTAATAGAGACTTAATGACAATACATAATTTTGTTGAAAATTTACCGATAAAAGATTCTCAAGATTTTAGAAATTTTGTGAATGAAAATAAACCAGGATTAGATTTAACAAAAAAAGCAAAAACCCCATCAGGAGAAGAAGTCCAATTTGAAATTGGATTCGGGGTAGAATTTTTTCGACCTTTCTACGGAATATAAAAAAGCGCAATTATCTGAGATTTTATTTCTTATTAAAAGAGGGTTTTCATACGGTGATATAAACACTATGCCCATTTATATTAGAAAATACTACATTCAATATCTTCTTGAAATAGAAAATTCCAAATAATCTATTTATTATTATGGCTGATTTAATAAGTCTTGCTAAGCAAGGTAAAGTAACGGAATTTGAAAAAGAATGGGCTCGAGTAAATGGGATAACTTACCCATTTCCGGCCGGAAGTTCATTTGGGGTACAAGCAACTGACGCATATAAGAGATATAAAAATATGGACGATGGAGGTACAAAAACTCAAAGTTCACCAAAAGGTAATGTAATTGAATCGGTGGTAAAAATGATGTCAGCCCAAGAGGAGGTAAGTTACTTACCATCATATACTGAAGAGGTAATCAAAATAGATGACGTATATAAAAAAATTGTTGATAGTCAAGGTAAATTAAATAGTGCAAGTGCAATTGGAAAAGAATTAATTGATGGTGCAATTGAAGGTACAGAACTATATGCAAAACAACAAACAGGACTTTTAGATAAAATCAATAGACAAGTTGGTATGACGGGCGATATGGCCGCCGATTTTAGAGAGGAATTGACAAACGCCAACCCAAGACTATTACAATTAGGTATTGGTTTTGAAGAATTATCAAATGCTGCAATGAAGTTGATTAATCAATCAGGTAAGTTCACAACTATTAATCAACAAACATTTGAACGAGCGGGAGAAGTTGCGCGCGCATATGTTGGTACATTAGATGATTTAGTTGCGATGTATCCCGAATTTGAAAGAGTTGGTGTTGGTGCTGCGGATGCTCAAGAAAAAATAGCAAAGGCAGGTGCAGATGCGATTGGTTTAGGTTTACAATCACAAAAAGTAACTAAAGATATTAGTGCAAATATTGGTAAATTAAATGAATATGGTTTTAAAAATGGTATAAATGGAATATCGGAAATGGCTAGAAAGGCAACTGAATTTAGAATGAGTATGGATTCGGTGTTCCAAGTTGCGGAAAAGGTATTTGACCCAGACCAAGCAATAGAATTGAGTGCAAATTTACAAGTTTTAGGTGGTGCAATTGGTGATTTTAATGACCCACTTAAATTGATGTATATGGCAACAAACAACGTAGAAGGATTACAAGATGCGTTAATAGGTGCTGCCAGTTCACTAACCACATACAATCAAGAACAAGGTAGATTTGAAATAACAGGTGTTAATTTAAGAAGGGCGAGAGAAATGGCCAAACAACTTGGAGTGGACTATAAAGAGTTGGCTAAAGGAGCAATTGCGGCCGCAGAAAGAACGTCAGCGGCATCTGATTTAATGGCTAGAGGTTTAACATTAAAAGAAGACCAAAAAGAATTCATTACAAATTTGGCACAGATGAAGGATGGTAAAATGCAGATAGAAATTAATAGTGATAGATTAAAAAATGCATTAGGTGTTGAAGGAAAAACAGTTGCGTTAGAAAATCTAACACAAGCACAAGCCGATACATTATTAAGATATCAAGACGAATTAAAAGCAAAAACACCTGAAGAAATTGTTAGAGGACAAGCAACATCAATCGAAAACATGAAGAAAGATGTTAACTTTATTGCGGCACTATTAAGAGTACAGGCGGGAAAAACAGGGACAATGGTATTGGAAGAGATTGGAAAAATGACGAATCTTTCAGGAACGGGAATGGCCGAAGCCACGTTAGATTTCACTAAAAAAAATGGTGAAGAAATTCAAAAAATGGGACAACAAGTGAGAGATTCAATCACTTCACAATCTAGCCAAGTACAAACAGCAATGACCAAGGGTTCAAAAACAGATACATCAACGGAAGTTGATAGAAAATTAAAAGAAAAAGAAGAGGCCAATAAAACCAATACCAAAAACACAACCCAACCAACAACGACTACAGTTGAATTTAAAGTAAAATCGGATAATGCTCTTGTTGATGAAATTAGTAGATATATAATGAAAAACCCTTATTTGTTAGAAATGTTTAAAAATATAAGTAAGAGGGATTACGCATAACAATAATTGTTTTTTTAAACATCTCTATTTATTAGTAAAGAAACATAATGCCAAGTTATTTAGATTTTAATTCTACTAAAAAGTTTAGAGATGTTATATTGGCTAAAACATTACAGGTACCGAATGGACCTCAAACATTTACCCAATCTTCATATTCTGTACAAAATCTAAGCGACTCATCAAATGTAGATCCAGGTTCCGTTGATACTAATAGAAAGGAGGATTTATTAAAAATACAAACAAGTAATACATTTAAACCACTTGAGTATTTTGTAAAAGATACAATTAACACATTACCAAGAAGAGCCAATTTAAGTTTATACTATACAGATACACCTTATTTTAAGTCTGAAAAACATAACCTAATCGGAATAATGTCAACAGACAAATATGAAAATGAATCTGAATTATTCAAATTTGCCGCTTCATATATAAGAGATAAGAATCAAAAAGGTCCTGTATATGCAAGAATAGAACAAAATTTATTAAAAGCAACGGTAGGGAAGGTCAGGTTAATAGATGCTCTTGAAGGAAATACCGCAACTGCCGCAAATATAATTACAGGTAAAGAACCTCTTGTTGAATCGAATTATCAAATTACTGTAGCTAAGACAATACCGGGTAAAGGGATTGATTTTCTACAAACAGTTGCGGGAATAGTGACACCTTGGTCTGAAATACCTGGAGACTATTTAACAAACCCACAAAACCCAATTAATGTAAGACCCGTACCAAACAATGAGTTTACCAAAATTCTACAAGATACAACAGGTGCATTAGGTTCATTATTAGGAATTCAAAGGAGACCAGCACTATCAAGAAAACCATCTGATTTATTAATTGATTATATGGGTAGTGGTCAAAAACAAACATTATTTGATTTACTATCCTATTCAAGATATGCCCCAAATTACACTACAACCGCAAGGTCTCAGCAATCTTCTAAAATATTTAATTTCGTATCTCAAATTGGACAAAGTGTTAAAAGTCTTTTAGG